TTTGTTTGATTTTCTTGTGTAAGTGCGCTCTCTTGCGCGAATAGTAGCAGGCTTTAGCGGTGGCGCTTTAATTGTAGTGATCATTTTTCTAATGTCGCCACTTGCAAAATTGCCAAGTACTTCATAAAAATTTTTTACAGTACTTTTGCCGCTTATAACGTTTTTACTTTCTTGAGTGGTTATCTTACTCCACTTATTGCGATCTTTAATAATAGTCGGCCTGATAATTGGCCGTGGTGGTATATTTTTAGCAGGTGCACCAAACTCGCTAATAGCTGCAACTTGTGCGGTCGTCATTCGCGTGCCTGGATATTGTTTGCCAGCTACCCAGCCTACCTTGAGCGTGTGTCGATCTAAGTCGTTTAGTGCCGATTGTAACCTTTTAGCACCAGTTCCGCGCTTTACGGCAACGGTCATTGATAATAGCCCCCAACTTTTCTAAATGCTGCTGTTTCTGGTGTGCCTCCAACATAGTAGCCGCCCACCGCTTTAGCTTGTAACAGTGCCCATAGCATTTGCCCGTAGGGTGTCGAAGCTAACCAAGTTCCCCACTGCGATCTGTCCGGTGGTGCTTGTAAGCTTACATGCACCTTATCAATGCTAGCGTCTTTTATAAATCCGGGATTCTGCCCGTCAGCAATTAAGCCGTATAAAGCGGCTAGGTGTGCTGTCATCTGGTTAATGGCCAATTGCAAGCAGTCGCCTGTTAAATAACAAAATTCAACAGGATCAACATAACAAACGGCCATATCCCAGTACATCTGCAATTGTGCGTCTGGGTACTCAACGGGGTTTGCGAAAGCGGGAAACTGCTCGCGAAACAGTGTTACATTAAACGTTAGTGTCCCCACTTTCGACCCCCTGACTCTTCACATTTATCCGACTGAATGCACTTCAGACTCGCCTTTTTTATTTTTAAAGTCATCTTTTGTTTTTTGAGAAGACTTATCTCTAGCTTCTAAGTCTTTTACCACTTTTTCGACCTTGAAGTTTTTCTTCTCAACTTTAACAAAACCGGCTTTTTTGTGAGCCTGAAACGTGCGATCTGGCGCTTGGCCCTCACCGCCCTCTAAAAACTTATACTCGCCTTCATCAATCTGAGTAACAACACCTTGCGGGGTTATTAAGTTGCGGTTGATAACGCCTGAACCGCCCTTAATAGTTACTGACCTCAAAATGGTAGGGGTGAACTCACCCCCTCCCACTTGCTTGGAATATTGACAATAACGAACATCTTGAGACATCGTAGAATAAACGTAATATTTTCCCATTATACACCTATAAGTTAGATACCAGTTACACGTACAACCAAAGTCGGACGCTGACACATTACACCAGCAGTAGCGTTTGAGTAGCCTTCTTTATAAGACTTAACTAACTGCTGAACGCCAAGCGCTCTAAACTTAGTTGGTACAGGTTGAATCCAAGTTAAACCGCCGTCGGTTGACTCGTCTTCGATTTTATCTGCATAAAGATAAAATACGTTTTGCCCGCCGTTAGCATTGTTTAGCTGTGGAGCAGACACAATGCGACACTTAGGATAGTTTTCACTTAACCATTTTCCAACACTGTAACCGAAATCAGTCGAACGGCTAATGAAGCTGGCAGTGTTTGTTGATACAGCCAAAGTGGTCGCAACACTACGTGGGTCAACGTTATCTTGTGATTGTGTTTGTAATTGATTAAACGCAAACAATAAGTCGTTCACAATTTCAAGATAAGTAGAGCCAGCCCAGTTACCTGTCGGAGCTGGTAAGTAAGCAGGCAAACCTGGCGCATTCAGAAAACCGTAAGTATTATTTAAACCGCCGTTGAAACCAAAAAAGCCAACAAGGTTACGATTAATCTCAAGTGAGCGAGTAGCCCCAATGCGCTTCTGTACTGCTGCATCTAGGTTTTGTGCACTTGCGCGCATTTGCTCTAGCTGTCCAACTTCAAGCCCTTCTTCGAAACGTACAATTGTCGAAGTGTTCCAGTTGTTGTTGAAGCTTGAATAGCTTAGATTAGTTGTGTCGCCGTAAATCTCTGCTGAGCCGGTTTGTTCTACAATACCGCGTACAATCTGCTCGTCTTGCCAGTCACCAGCAATTAAAACACCCACAAAATCATCGATCTTACGAGCTGCTGTCATAACATAGACAAAACCCGGCAAGAACTCTTGCAAAAATTGCAAAGGGGTAACAACGCTGGGAGTAGTAACTCCAGGTTGTACACTATCCATTACAACGCTATCAGCCCACTCTTTGATCTGCTGTGGCTGAATAGCAATACCTAGCCTTTTTAAATCAGCGCAAGCGTGATCTAAAACAGCAGAGCCGCGACCGTAAGAACTGCGATATTCATCTAAACTAAAATCTTTCAGACTTCCAGCACCGGCAGGGATGCTAGAATGTACTTGACTTGCTTGTGTGTAACTCATTTTCTATTCCCCCTTATACTGGAATTACTAAAGTTGGAGTTAACTCAATAACAGCTAAAAAACGGCCGTCATCACCAACAGAATCAGCAATAAACACTTTAACTTCTGCAAAACCAAAACTATAACCGGCTGGCAAAGGTGTGCCTGGTGGTATTGTTTCAATTGCGCCGCTAAGGTTGTCATAAATGACTAAATCACCGATATTAGCTAAAGCTGGCAAGCTAACAAAAAATTGCCCCATGGTTGCAAGTTCTCCGACGCTATTATTTTTAATAGTCATAGTAGGCGCTAAGGGACCATCAGCCTGAGTGCCAAGAGAAGCGTAAACCTTAGGATTAACTAAAAGGCCAGCAAAAGTATTGGTGCCAGGTACACCTGTATCGTTACCAGCCGCAGCCACACCCTGCAAACCGCTTGGGATTGTATACATTGTTTGACCTACAATATTTAGGTCATTGCTAGCAGAGTTAAGCGAATAAGCAGCAGCTCGGACAGGTGAGTCACTGTATTTGTCACCCGGTACGCCGTACCCTTGTTGAATGTTTATTTGTGATTGAAAAGCCATTATTTACCCCCTCTTAGATACTGATCAATTGACTTAGACTTCACAGCTTTGTCCATTGCAATTGATGGCTTAGAAACAACACCAGCAGCGCGACGGCCTGCTAAATAACCATCTAATACAGCGCTGTGCATACCTTTTTTGCAAGATAAGCCAAGTTTTTTAACGCCGTATTTAGCAACTTCTGACAAAGTCATGCTTGAGCTATCAAAAACCCCAATATGTTTAGATAGGCGCTGTGCCAACTCGTTACGCTGTGAGATTTCTTGCATAATTGCTTTTTTAAACTTAGCTGAATCCATAGCGCCTTTTTTGTCAGCGTCTTTGTCTTCATCTTCGTCTAAGACTGCATCTTCGTCTAAATCTTCTTTAATTTCAGAAGCAATGTATTCTTTTTCGTTTTCGTCTGAATCGCTTAGCTTTTCAACTTCGACTTCTTCCTCATCTTCGTCTTTAGCTTCGGCTTTTTCGCCCATGTCGCACATGTCGCCATCGGCTGATCCTTCTGCAACGCCCATTAACTTAGCTAGTGCCTCTTTAATAGCTTTCATCTCTGAAGCTAGCATTTCTAGAGTCAATCCATCTTGCGCCTGATCTTCATCATGCGCCATGATGTCTTTTTCTTCTTTCATATCAACTACCCCTCCACCTTTGTTATCAAGTACGCTGACTTCACGGCCTGATCGCCCCTCATCAACTAACGAAATATGATTGCCTCGTAGATTAGTTTGCACTAAATCATAGGCAGTACCATTATACACACCTCTATCCAAAATGTAATCAGCTTTATACCCAATGGATAAATCCTTTTTCCCTGAATTTATTTGATCGGCTAATTCTTGGGAAAAAACTTTTAAATTACATTTTAAAAAATCACCGTCTACAAAAATTTCCTCACCAGTTACACCGTGCACGCCTTTTGCTTCTGCTGGCACTAAACCCTCATCAGTTGAACCTAGCAAGCGGTCCGGGTGGTCATCAGTCCACGGCAAAAGCTTGAAAGAATCTTGCGCCTCTTTACTTTCTAATTCTTCTTTGGGTCTGTATACATTGTACATTTTATCTTGCTCTAAACCTAAAAAGGCCGGCAATTGTGAGCCGTGATATTGAAAAACTCCGGCTTTTGATATTGGATTTCCTTTTATTTCAATCCATCCGTTTGTGTCAATTTTTCTTGCGCTCATTGCTCCCCCTCCGGAAAAACATAAACTGGTCTCATTGTACACCCGCAATTAATAGCCTGTCCAGGTATGCCCTTCTCACCTGTGTCCGGCACAATGACCGGCAAATCATCAAAGCTAAAGATTTTACCGCTTAACTCAATATGCTCTTGTCTTGGCTTTAAGCCCCCTCCGCTGTGTATCCATTCAAACGAATTTAAGCCAGCAGCCATCATCCTTTGTTTATTAATGTTATTGTACGCTTTGCGCGTTTGATCTAACGCTACATTTTTTGCTTTTCTTGAGCTTTGACCGTAAAACTTAGATAAATAATTTTTAAGTTCACTCACTCCATACCCAGTTGTTATAGAGCGCATCACTGCGCCGGTTATGTTTTTAAAGTATTCCTCTGGTATGGTTGTTATAAGCGATACATTTTCAGCAATAGTGCTTTTAGCTACCTCTTTAACACCTGCCGGTAAATAATTGGGGCTTAATGTATACTCATTAATAAGGCCCTCAAAGCTATCTTTCAGACTGTTTCTGCTTTGTTTTTCGGATCTGCTTACTAGTTCTTTAGCTAAAAAAGGCGCTTTATCGTCAAACAAAGCCGTGTATTTGTCTTTCAACTTATTCATTAATATTCGAGCTTGACTAGCTAAACTTGCATCCATCGTAGCAATTTGCTTTTGCTGCTCGCGGTAGTCTTTAGCTAAATTAGAACGAAAAAGCCGTAAAACTTCATTACTGACTTCTTTTCCCATGCGCCTGACTAATTTTTTTAGCTCGCGCTTATACCAAGCCTGTATTCCAGCGTTGTAAGCTAAGCGCCTGCCTTTAACGTGCTTTTTAAATTCCATTATATTCATCATCCTTATTCTTTAAACCTAAACAATTTTTCAACTCTTTTGTATTTGATGTTTTTGTTAAGTTGGGTTTTGTGTTCTACGACTTTAACACATTCAAAGTCACCAGGTGCATTGTATTCGCTAACAAAGACTTTGTGTCCTTCGTTTGTTTTATCTCTGCACCATTGCCAAAATTCAACATAGTTAACAGTGTCTTTATACGCTGTTGTACCTTCATAAGGTGGGTCACAGTAAATAATGCTATTGGCGGGTATTTTCATGTCTAAATAGCTACCGAATAAAAATTCAATACCCTCAAAGTTTTTAGCTTGCTTCACTAACATCCTGCTACCTCGGTCAGCGTAATTAACGCCGCTATTGTTAGCGGCATACCCATTCCACCATTTACCACCGAAACTACACAAAAAACCTATAAAGCCTATAAGTTCGTCACTGTAGTCTTCTTGGTTGTTCTTTACAGCATAATACATTTCCTTGTTTACTTCCGTTGGTGGTATCCATCCATTCTGTAGGGCTTTATGTAAGGCTATCAAATGTTTATGAATGTCGTTTCCAATCCTTTTACCGTCAACCTTATCAATTATATTTGCGCCGCCAACAAAGGGCTCCACCCATAATTGATCTGGGCTTCTTTCCGCAAGCATGATTGGAAGAATATGTTTCGCTATTCTATTTTTACTTCCCATGTATTGCACTGTCTTTCAACACCTTTTCCTTTTGATTTTGTTGGATTTCATAAGCAGTTAGAACCTGCTTTTTATCGTTAAATGTCTCTGCCATCTTCAGCACTTACCTTTTGCACTGATACGCTTTTAAGGTCTTCCTCGTCCTCAAAAATATCGTCTGGCAATTCCTCATCGATGCCGTTATAACCGCTATCCTCATCGGTTATGATGCGCTTTCTAATATCTGCGCCATCTATCGCGCCAGCTTGGCTAAGCAATACATCTGTTTGAGCTTTGAGCTGATTAGTCTCTGCTTTTTCTTTTGATGTCATCTCATCAAGTGGCCGCCAATTAATCGTAGTATCAAAACTAGCAATATTAAACTTAGGCATTATGACTGACTTAATTACTAAGTCGTGGTGTCGGTTAACAAGATCTGTAACTGCTCCAGCTTGTAAACCTGCTATCAGTTCATGATAAATAGCCTCTTCGCCTTCGCCAGTCGAGTTCAGCCCAGTAGGTGACACACCTAGTAGCTTCACCGCTGGCACATCTGCAACTGAACAACAAAGCTGATATTGTGTCATTATGTTATCTTTTAATCCGTCAAGCGATGTATCGTTTGTGACTACGTCTTCGCTTTCTTTGTCGACTATTTTAATTCCAAAGTTCGACCGGTTATAAATCCAATCATTAATTTTGTCGTAAAAGTTAACGCCCTGAGCTATAGCTTGAGCTGAGTCTACCTTGTAAATATCTGTCCGCTTTGTTAATGCGAGCGCTGGCGCTTCATCTGCTAAGCGCTCGGCTGCATAAATGCGCGATGCTATCATCTGAGGCACTGGCACACCACCAAACTGGTAGGTTGGCTTTAACACGTCCGGCAAATCGCAAGTTCTAAAGATAACACAATGACTTTTATGAATGCGTAAAGCGCCAACTTGCCACCAGGTAGGCTCGTAAAAGTTAAGAGAAGCTGGATCTCCTTGTGCTTCGCTGTCAAGTTGCCCGATTACCCAATACGGGTCAATCTGCACGATGCCACGGTAGGCGCCCGGCTTTACTGCGTCGATGTTAAAAGGCAACTCATAATAATTAGGGTCGTCGCTATCTACTTTAAAATAAGCCAGCCTATACCCAAACACGCGGCCTTTTCGAACAAACTCCGTTACTTTTTTTGGTAAATGATAACGTTCATCTTGTTCGCATAGCTCGTTTAATATTTTTTCATCAACCTCAAAACCGTCATTGACTGTAATATCAAACCAATTGCGTACAACGTCCTTAGCTGGCACGGTACAAGCTTTATCAACTAGCCAATGTTGAGACAAAATAGCGCAAGCGTTATATCCAATGAACCCAAAACTTGCATACCAGCCCAACTGCCCAGGTGGCAAAGTTGAATCTCCCTGGCTTTGCAATTTTAGTGAGTAGGGTTGCCCCTCGTTTACTGCTGCGTCCATGACGCCAACATCATGGCTTTGTTTAACAATTGGGTCTACTAAAAAAGTTCGCTCCATTGCTGCGTCATATTCGCTTTGATTCAATGCCTTTTTGCTTATCCAGTTAGTCTGCGGCTGGTCATAAATAGATTTTTTTTCTTTAACAGTTGGTATCTTTTCTTCTGCTACTTCAACTGACTTGCTAAACACTTTTTTAATTTTATTAAGCACAAAAAAACCCTCCCGCTCGAGCTGGTGCAAAGGCCATCATAACCGCATCGGCTAAGTTCGGAGACTTTGTCGAGTCGGGCGCCTTTTCTATTAAAATCTTTCCTACGCTATTCACATCGTAGGTTGGTTGCGATAATTCAGCGATAAGCTTAGTTAAAAGGTTTTTACCGTTGCTATCACAAAGCTTACTACTTATAGATATTATATCAGATTCTGAACAATTAACACCCTCTGCTACTGCTCGATGAGTTACTTGGAATCTACGCCGCAAAGCCCACCAGCATTGTGCTTTGTAGTTTGTAAAATAGTCTTCATTTTTGCGACCTTTAGGCCCATCAACACCAGCGCCAAACGGATCTTGCTTTGGGTTTATAACCGCGCCGCTGCCTCTAAAAGCTTGAAAAAGTATCTGCTCGCCAGTGTGATATTGTTTGTTTATTTGCTTAGCATCACCGCGACACCCTGCGCCTAGCCCGTCCGCGTCATAACGTACACTATTAAAGCCTAAGCGCTTACAGAGCGCAAACGTCCTGCTTACAGTGTGAAAAATATCACTACCCATGCCGGACCACTCTTCAATAAAGTCTAATAAGACACCCTTGCGGCTTGCTAGCGCGTTTAAGTCTTTTCCTTGGTCTGCAACGTCAAGCGCTGTAAATCGTGCCCCTGTGGCTTCAATACCTAGCTTTAAATGACTATCAACAGCGCTTTGCACCCATTCGCTGGGTATAACAACGCCCTCGACGGATGCGTCGTAATTGATATCAATTTCTTGTGCTATAATTACCGGATCTATAATCTTCTCACATTCTCGCTTGTACCAATCTTCATCTTTAGCCGGATGATCTCGCCAATGCAATGTCTTGACCGGCACAAGCCCGCTAAAGCGCTTTTCAGCAAAAGGGTTAGCGCGTCCGCATGGTGTGCTTATGTCAATCCTGCAATTAGTGTTTTGAGATAATGCTGCCTCAACTAGCTTGGGCTTAGGCATAAATGCAGATTCATCTAAAAAAAAGATTGAGCAACGACCGCCACGGCCTAGGTTGTCTCCGCTTTCGCCGATTATCTGACAGTTAGTATCGGGAAAAAAACATTTCATAAAAGGCGCGTGTTTTTTCATATCCCACGAGCCGCGAAACTCGGGAGGTATGTTACGAGTAAACTCTCTAACTTTTCCTATAATTGTTTTAGGGTCGCCTAGGCTGTCAACATATTCTTGTTTTCTAGAACCAAAGCCAATGGTTAAATCTTTATTAAAGAGGCACAATGTAACCGCTAGAGCAACAGATAGCCAGCTTGCGCCCATATCCCTTGATTTATCAGTTAAGCCGCTCTCGCCATTTTTCCAGCGTTCTATAGCCCATTCTACCCACTCTTCTTGAGCTGGAAAAAGTAAAAATGGAATTAGTGCCGGTTGCCCTTTTTCGGGATTGCGCGGGTCGTACGTAGTGCCCCAGTCAATTATAAATTGAGCCGGGTTATCTTGATAAAATTTTTTTAAAACTGGTAACTTTTCGGGCGTTTTACGTAATTTTTTTAAAAAAGCTACGCGCCATTCAAGCGCAAGGATAAAGTCCGGTTTTTTATAGTCAAACTTAAACGGTAAAGGCATTTTAATGCTTATCAATTAAAATAGTATAGATTTTATCGATCTTTTGATCTATGTTGTTGACTTTCGCTTCAATTTCATTGTATCGCTTTTCACTTTGCGTTACGTGATTTTCTAGCATTGTTTCATTTTTTTCTATCTGCTTAAAAGATTGGAAAACTTTAATTACTGCTCTAACGGCAAGCCTAGACAGTGCTATACCAGCAATTAAAATACCGAATATAATCGATATAAAATTAATGATATCCTGCCTAGGCCCAAGCATGTCTAATTATTCAGCGTTTTCGCCTTGCTCGTCATAAGGCTGCACTGTGTTTTTAACTTTATGTACAATATCTTGCGCGCCGTGATGAGCAATTGCTAGTCCGCTTTTAGCTGCTAGCTCTTCAACAGTCCTTAACAAAAACTCTAATACTTCTTTTCCGATAATAACTTTTAAATCTTTATTCATGTTAACCTCATTTGTACGTTAAACAAAAAACAACATTGTACATTATACTACAACTAACAAGACTGTACATAATTCTTTTTAAATTTTGTTTTTTTGTCATGTTATGCTTCAACACCTGCTAGCTGTAAATTATTTAATAAAATATTGTTAGTGCCTGTGTTGTTCTGCACGTACAATTGAAATGTATCATTTTGAACCGCAAAACCAATTACATTAAAGCTAAAACCGGCTGGGACTCCACTATCTGCTTGTAACTTTGCCGTTGGTCCAGCGGGCACACCATTTTGTAGTAAACCGATAACCAAGTCTTGATTGTTGCCACCTGTTTGTAGTGTGAGCTGGCCCGTTAGATTAATAGTAAAATAATTAGGCCTTTTACTATCTTTAGTTATAACGCCTGTTGTTGGGTTCAACGTTACACGTGACAAACCGTTATCAACAAAAGCTGTTGCTGCAAAAGGTGTCGGAGTTGACACTGCGCTAATTGTTGTTACTAAAGTGTTGTTATCAACTTCTGCATTAATAAAAGCCACTAGATTGGGTACGTTTTGATTAGCTTCTACTATCCAGCTTGGCTGTGTATTGATATCAATTACAAGCGGTTGATAAGTCGGCAAGTTTAAATTGGCATCAACAAACGTTGAACCAGTTAAATTAGCAAAGCCAAAAGTAGCGGCTGGGTCAATAAATATGCCGTTCTGATTCTGCTGTGGGTGTACAATTAAAGTTGCTAAGTTAACTGCGCCAAAACCTACGCCTGAGGGATGATTTTCAAATTGGAGCATATTGCCCTCGAAAAAATTTGAGGGTGTTGGGTTAGTGCTCTCATCATACCACCTTAAAAACTCACAACTTGTGAACTCTACTTTTGAGCTTCCAAGTAAGCTGATACCGAATTGTGGTTGAGCAACACTTGGCGCTTGGAAATAATAAAAAAGTGTTTGAGATATATCAACTAAATCAAAGCCCTCAATCAACATACCATTTATGCAGTTTCTAAATTGACAATTCGTAATATTAAGTGTCTTTGTCCTTCCTGCATTGAAAGGGTTGGCTGCGTCAATGTTAAATCCATAAATTGCGTAGGTGTTGTCACCCTGCGCGCTTAAGTTTATGTCGGATATCTCAAAGTCTTGGTCGAAAACTTGAATCATGCCGCCGATATAGCTGCCTGTCATTGTAATGCTTGAATTGTCTCGCCCTGTACCTTTGAACACAACACCAGGCTGATTGATTACAATCGGTGATGTAATTGTGCGGTTGCCAAGGAAAATATAGGTTGTATTAGCAGCAATAAAACCAGGCACCTGCCCGTCTTGAACATAGACAACTTTACGACCAAGAACAATATTCCCCGTTGTTGTATCAAGCGATAAATCTTGAGTACCGTTAGCTTTAATTTCAAAAGCTGTGGGGTTTACAAAGTTAGAAAAGTCAATATAACCGGAACCAGCTTGTACAGTTGATAGTGCAAAGATATTTTGCCCCTGCATATCTAAATTTTTATAAATACTAACTTGATCTGCAGTACCCTCTAAGCGCATATATTCAGTGCTGGTGCCGTTTTCCATACAATAAAATTTAACTTGACCTCGCTCGTTTGATGCCGCTGTATCTGCTGCTACGTATTCAATACGGCTATATGGCACTGGGTTATTTAAGGAATTTTTACCGATAATTTGTTTTTCATAAATTACTTGTGAGTTGGAAGCTGGTCCAGTATTTTCTACAAAGTCTTCTAATGGAAACGGGGAAACTTGTGCTGGATTAGTAAGTACATTTTGTGCACTTATGACTCTTTCTGATGCAAGTAAGTTTTGCACAAGTGCAAAATTGCTAGATTCTGAAAGTGAAAAAACTGAAACGTTGCCGCTTGTTTTAACCTCTATATCAACGCCGGCCTGCATGTTGATTGTTGAGCCTCCGTCATAAGCAGATTGCAAAGAAACTGAGCCGCCCCCAGCTGCAACCCAGCTTGAGCCGTTATAAACCTCAAGGGTGCTTGTGTCTGTATTGTAAATCTCTGTTCCTTCCGCCGGTGATACAAGAGCGTCACGCTCTAATGTGGTAAGTTGTGGTACACTTAAAGTCTTGCTCATTTTTTTTACTCCAAAGGTTAGGGTTGTCCGCCTAAGTTAAGCCATATCGCGCCGTTGTAAAACTGAAATAATTTAAGGCTTAGATTATAAACAATGGCGCCAGCGTAAGCGCCCTCGCAGTCTGTCTCTTCTGTTATAATCTTGGTTTGCGTTAAATCATAATTCATTTTAAAAAGCCGGTTGATTATCGCCAGCGCTATATTGTTGAACGTTGCAACCCCATGCCACAAAATCATAGCGGTCACCCGGCTGACTAAACCCTGTTACCCCACGTTGAAACTCAATGCTCAAGGGGTAGCTTTGCCCTGGTACATATTGCGTTGTAAACACTGTGTTAGGCCATGAGATTGTTTTAAGCCCCTCTGGTGGCAAATAGAGTCCGCTTCCGGAAACGTTCAAGCGAGAGCCCGCATTTAAGTCACTGCGTATAATCTTAAATTTGAAATGAAACCAGCCCGAATAGTCCTGGGGTAGTGTTGTAGCTGAAACATTGTTTGATGTAACAGTTAAAATGTTACCGAAAGAAATGCGAAAGGTTGATGGGTCACCTACTGCTACGTCGGATACAACAATCTCTAGCGCGCCATAACAATCTATTTCTATAACATCACCAACATCAAAAGAATTGGGCAAAATTATGTTTTGTCCTCGTATTGTTTGCGCGATATTTGTATATTGTGTAGTTGGATAGTTTTCTGTCGGGCTGCTAATAGTAAAAAGAGTAGAAGCAATACCGCGCCCACTTGGGCCTACACTTGCGCGCCGTGGAAAGTTTGTTAAATCTCTTAAACCGCTATATGTTAAAATCGGATAGAGTCCAGTCTCTGTAACATTGTCATTTTTGCGAGCTGATAGCATTATTGCTGATGCTTCGGAGTTAGCTGTTGGATCTGCTACAGATTGCTCGAATTTAAAATAAAGCTTTTCATCACCTGCGCTATTTTTTGAAAAATAGTTCTGCAAAGCAATGACATCATCTACCGCGGGGATAGCTGTTTGCTTAAAGTTAAGCTCTGGCAAAATTGCAATGGTGTCTGATAGGATCTCAATCGGCTTAGCTGCTGTTAGCTCTATAACACCATCGTTCTGCGCTGTGTATGCTTGTTGTAGTGTTGTGGTAGTTGAATCAGAACCGCCAGGGTTAAACACTTTCAAGTTAAAGTCTTTAACGATAACAGGCGTTGTGTCTGTATCATTCTGTACATGGACGGCTATTTCATCGTTTTGGGTTAAATCTAAAACACAACTTAAGCCTACATGGTGGTAGCTGGGTGTTACACCGTCAACACTCGGAGACATACCGGACTTAGCAACTACAACACCATTTAATACTATATAGAATGATAGCTCGGCCGTTGCGTTTTGCATGCTAACAGTTAAATCAGCTTGGCAATAAAACTTTAGCGTATCGCTTGCGGTATAAGTTAAGCGTCCGTCAAATTCCGTGAAGTTAGTTAGCTGGCCTGCTGTATAAGTAGCTTCAACAATGATTGGCTGGCCAACGCCTACAAAGTTGGTCGCTAGCGCGTTACCTTGAAAGTATACCTCACCGACGGCCAACGCTACCGGCTGCAAGCTTATTAAGTAGTCGCTTAGCTCTTGCGCTGTCATTTGATACGAAGAACCAGCAAGAGGTGCAACTAAAAATCGGTCGCTTTCTGCTGGCACTGCGTTTGTTTCAAGCTTTGCTACAGTACTAAACAAGTTTTGAAAAGTCACTTTTTCCGTGACGTGACCGGGCTCTGCCTCGTTACTCATAATACCTAAGTCTTCTGGACTTGGGCTTATGTTTTCTGGCAATTGATAAATTTCAAATTGTGACATGTTTAATGCTCCTACTCGTTAGCGATTAATAAGTCGCCGTTATTGTTGGCTATAAAAGCGCCGGTATTAGTTATAATAAAGTTAGCGTCAACGTCGCTTTGTGCGTCGCCTAAGCTTGATACAACAAAATTCATTTGTGTGACAATTGGCCGTGATGGTGTAGCATTGTTTTGCACTATTAAATCAACGTAATCATTAGTTGTAAAAAAATCAACGCCCTGCAATGTTACTGAGTCAGCGTTAACTATAGCGCCTTGAGATAAGCCCTCCCGCGCTGTGAGCGGCATTTGTGACTTAAGAAACAGCTCGTTGTCTGTTGTGATATCGTTATTTTTTCTAAGCGCAAATTTAATAAACGTAGTATTGCCTGAGTCCATGCAAACCGACAAGCTAACTTTAACTTGAAAGTAACCGCTGCTATTGCCCGTATAAACTAGCCGCGCGCTTGTCGCGTCAAAGCTCCAGTTATTTAGGTCTCCAGGTCCATACAAGCTGTAATCAGGTGGTGTAATCGGTGCGTTGGGGTTGCCCGCTTCGACCTTTTGCCAATTAGGTGTCGGATATATAACGCCGCCAGTGGGTCTCACGTTGTTTGTGATAACCATCTCGCCGTAGGATATCTGCGGGTTACCACCTACAACTTTAAATACGCGAAGCCATTTATAGAACTCCGACGGACAAGTGCACATTATTGAGGCTCCCAAGCGCTAACGCTTGTTAAGTTGCCGTTTGTGTATGTAAAAGTCTGGATGTAAGTAACGCCATTATAAACAACAATTGCTTGTGTTAAATCGCTGCCGTTATACGTAAACGACATAGGCAAGCTGCAAATCGGCAACGCTACTGTTTCTATTCCAAAGCCTTTGGCACTTTGTACAGTGATAGCCATAACTACCTCTTTTTGAAAAATAAACTAAGTTATATTTTATCAAAAAAAAAGCAACTCTAGTATGATTTATTATGTACAGAATATTGCAATTATTTAATCAAATCTTGATAAATTCGTGATGCCTCGACAGGATCGCTGCCAAGTGAGTCCGGCAAAGGCTTGACTTCTGGTGTGACATTGACAACGGTTGATTGTGACGCTGGCGCCCATTTGAACTTAGTTCTTAATAGCAAGCCTGCTGCTGATAGATTGCCGTTGTTAGCTGCTTTAACAACTGTCGCTGCTGCAACGTGATAAGTATCAAGCTCGCCTCGCTGCATCGCTCGCTCAATTCGGTCATCTTTTTTCTTTAGTTTTATCCAAGTAGTGTGACATATGCCAAGCTCAATCTGCATTTGTTGCTGTGTGTAGAATAAACGCGACATAAAACGAATCTTATCAAGTATGTCATCAGTCAAGACAAACGAGTTATTAGGTTTTTTGGGCTTCGCCCGTGTTTTGGGTAGTGTTTTCCGAGGCGGCATAGTTTTCCTAGCTGTTCAATTAATGTACCGCTTTTGCGATAACGTAATTTTGCTTTGCGCAAGTGTACATAATTATTTTAATATTATGTTAATATTAGCATAAAAGCAAGGCAGCTTGACTTGCGCATGAAAAAATTGTACGCTTTAATTACCTTATTTGTCTTTTTTATTTACAAAAAAAAACTATGAATTATAAAAAAAAACATGAGGATGTATGGTTTACGGTTGCACAAGCTGCTAAGTTTTTAGGTATAAGCCGGCAGCTAGTTCAATACAGGATGCACCGTGGGCACTTTTTACGCGCTAAAATCTGCGAATGTCAAAATAGCTATCTTATCCCACTTGTTGATCTGCATAAAGAAATACATGAGGATGTAGCCAGAGACAAAAAACAACGAATATATCGCGGGGAATATGACGAGCCTGAAGTTCGCGAGCTGTACGACTAATTACCACTTAACTTTATTAGCCCAATATGCTGCGCTCATTTTTCCCTTTTTGATGTTCTCAGCGTGCCTGGCTTTAAATGCCGCCCGCTTTTTTTTCATTGCTTCTGATTCGCCTTCTTTCGGCTTTCCTGCGGTTTTTGCGCCCTGCTCGCCGAATCGTATTAGCTTGACTTGGTCGCCTTCTTTTGCTAGCACTGCGTGAGACTTTGTCGGGTGATTCGGTGTGCGCTTTGGCTTGTTGTAACCTTCAAATTTTTCACCCCCGCGCTCAACTTGATCAGCTACGCTAAAGCCAGCTACAAGTTCTTTAATCTCGCGCTGTTCTTTTTTTGACAACTGATAGAATAGTTTTTTAAATTGTGTTGTTTTCATTTTTTCACCAAGTTGGAGCGTGTAGGTCGGTTTCGCGCCGCCCAGTCTAAATTGGTCATTTAGAGCCTGCTATTTTACACGCTTTTTTTTCCCTTTATACATGCCGATTCCCATTTCGTCAATTTTTGAAAATGGCACAATTGGCACTGTTAATCTTTCTCTCGCTGCTTCATTAAGAAAGTAGATATAACGTAGCTGATAGCCAACAAGTCTAGACATTCCGTTCATTTTTGCCGTTTTAACAAAAAAAGACCCTACATCATACTTTACAAAACCGTATTTTAGAGCAAGGGCTTTTCTGGCCTCTGGGCTTCTAGCGTCCCACGTCAAACGAGCCATTGTTTTTCCGCTTGGTGTGTTATAAATAGTCATGTTTTTTTTTATTTGCGTTAAAACAAAACCGCTTGCTCTGTATATAGTACCGTCCCCGCATTGTGTGGCATCGCTAAAAGATAGTATCCATTCTATGTGAGGATAATTTTTTTTTATCAACTTAAACGCGATAGCTAAAGCACGACTTTCGCTATTTCTAGGCAATAAATCGGTGAAAGCCATTCTATTCAATTCAAGCATGCCAGTCCATTTTGTATCCTCTACAAGGGACAAAACCTTTCTTTTATCTAATGGCGAGCCAAAGGACATGACACCTTCGAGCTTGCCGCTCAAAAAAACACCAAGATGTAAGAAGCTATTGTTTACTACTTTGCCGCTGTAGTGTACTTTTTTAACAAGGGCAATTGCTGCTGACGCCTTTATTGGCTTTACTATAATGTCTTTAGCTGTTAGCATTTTTAAATTTTAACCACTGTTCACAAATTAGTGCGAGCGCGTTGCCCTTTGAGTTCTCATTTAATCCAGTATCAACAAGCGGTTCTGTTTTTGCTAGTGTTATTGCGTCATCTACAACTTGCGCTTGTTCATCATGTAACATAAAAGTTTTTTGTTGAAAAGGTTGTTTTTCGCCATCTGCTAGTTCTGGGAAGTCATCAAGCGCATTATTTATATTTTTTTCATTAATTGAATTTAAAAATTCGTTATCAAAACCGATTATTTCAAAGCTAAAGCCTAAGTTTTTAATTTCTTCAATTTCTATCGATAAAAGTTCATCATCCCAACTTGAATTTTGCGCCAGTTGATTGTCTGCTAAAACATAAGCTTTTTTTTGTGCCTCAGTCCAGTTTTTTGCTATTACGCAAGGCACCCTGTCAATTTTAAGTTTTTTTGCTGCTTGTACTCGACCATGACCTGCTATAATGCCACCTTGCTCGTCTATTAAAATCGGATTAGTAAAGCCCCACTCTTTGATGCTTGCTGCTATTTGAGCCACTTGAGATTCACTATGAACTCGCGCGTTGTTAACGTATGGTATCAAATCCACTGTTTTATAGTATACTATAGCGTCAGCAGGCCACTTCATAAAAAACCCCTTAATGTTTAAAAGAATTATTATATAATTTCTATTATATGTTTTCTACAAAAAAAAAGGTTATATAAAAAAAAGCAAAAGCCAATTGCAGCTTAAACTTACGCAAATAAACCCCTATGAATAAGGGGTTTATATTATAAAACTTGCCTTTAAACTTCTCGATTATATTTAGTTTGCAAACCAAGCCAAAAGCCTGGACATGTTCCTAGAGCTTCCGATAGCCTTTTGTCTGTATCTTCGGTTATATCTCGCAAGCCTTTGACAATTTCGTTGATATAAATCGGTGGCAATTTCATTTCAAAAGCTAGTTTAACTTGCCCCAAAGACCGTGGGGTTAAGTATTCCTCTAATAACACTTTGCCAGGGTGAACTTTTAATGATTTTTTCATTTTACAATCCTTTTTTGTTATTCATAGTCCCAGTGACTATAAATACATTATAGCAAGCTTTTATATGATTACTCTAATTTTAGCCTTGGACAAATCAGCCCCGCGCAAATCGGCCCCTCTTAAATTAGCATCTCGTAAATCGGCCTCGCTTAAATCGGCCTTGCGCAAATCAGCGCCGCGCAAATCGGCCCCGCTCAAATCGGCACCTTTCATATTGGCCTCTCTTAAATCGGCCCCGCGCAAATTGGCCCAGCGCAAATAAACCCCGCCTAAGTCGGCCCCGCGCAAATCGGCCCCGCTAAGTTCCGCTTCGCCCAAATTGGCATCGTTTAAATTAGCCGCACTCAAATTTGCCCCTATCAAATCAGCAAAGCCTAAATCGGCCCCGTGTAAATCCGTTCCGCGCAAATCGGCCCCGTGTAAGTCAGCATCGTATAAATCGGCCCCGCTCAAGTCTTCTCCGCTCAAGTTAATTTTGCTTAAGTCAGCTTCGACCAAGTCAATTCCGCTTATGTCGACACTGCCTAATTTTTCGCGCATTTTTTGCAAACGCTTTTTGATTTTTTTATCTGTTTTATCTAACATTATTAACTCCTTTAGTTATACATAGTCCCAAGTGACTATGAGTAAATTATAGCAAGCCTTTATTTGTGCGTCAAGTACTTTTTTTATTTTTGACATCTGAACAGAGAATAATATTTACAAAGTATTTTGTTGATATTTTGTAAGCCACAACTTATGTTCTTTGTGCTTAAATTCATCATATTCCGCTTGCATGTCCATTAACAACCCTCTAGGTATGCCTAGTATTCTTGCAAGATTCCTGTCATCTTCATCACTTATACTTCGTGTAGTAATCATGATCTCTTGAAGATAACAAGACCACACCTGCATCTTTAAAGCTACGTCCTTATAATTAATATCAAGAAAGTTAAAAATCTTATCTAACACTTCTCCTGGGTGAAGTGTTTTTTTATTTTTCTCATCTAAAATTTTAAATAATTCTGCTTTACTAATCTTAGGTAGTTGCATTTTATAATCCTTAAAAAGTTGACTTTTTAAATTGAAGGTGAACCTCTAGTCCAGCACGTGCAGCTAGTTCGAAAAGAGCATCTAGACTAAAACGGTTAATACGCCCTCTTAAAAGGTCATTAAGCCGTGGCTGAGTAATACCAAGCTTTTCCGATGCTTTTGCTTGTGTCAACCCCATTCCTTCAACAACATCATGTAATGCGATTATCAACTCTGATCTTGCTTTCATATTTGCAGCTTCTGCTTCTGTGTTTTCAAGCGCATTCCAAACGGAATTGAATTTCTTTGTCATTATTGTTTTTTTTCCTTTGTCTAGCATTATTAACTCCTTTTGTTATTCATCAAGCCATATTATTTTATCAGTAAATGCACCTGTTGTATTAGCCAGGCTTAATTGCTTTCTCGTGACTTTAGCAAAGGACAAATCAGCATCGATCAACTTTGCCCCTGCTAAATCTGCTCCATCTAAATCTGCTCCCGTTAAATTGCTTTTGCTTAGGTTGGCACCGCTCAAATTAGCTCTTATTAAAATGCTTTTGCTTAGGTTTGAACCAGTCAAATCAGCAAAGCGTAAACTTGCATTCATTGACTTTGAGCCGCTCAAATTTGCAAAGCGTAATCTGGCATTGATTAACACTGCCGCAGTAAACTCAGAGCCTGTTAAATCTGCTTCCGTTAAATCTGCGTCCGTTAAATTTGCACCCGCTAAACTTGCGTCACGCAAATCAGCATGAAGTAAATTTGCGTCACGCAAATCAGCATTAATTAGATTGGCCTTGTGTAAGCAAGCCTCCTTCAAATCTGTTGTTATTAAACATGCTTCTTCTAAATTTGTTTTTTTTAAATTTGCATGACTCAAATCAGCATGAACTAACTTAGCCCTGATCAAGTCTTCGTCGCTTAAGTCAATTCCGCTGAGGTTTGCAAAATTCAAGTCAATCTCGCGCAAACCGACTTCGTTTAATTCTTTGTACAGTGTTACGATGCGCTTTTTTAGTTCGCGAATTGTTTTAATGCGTTTTTTTAGTTCGTGCTCTGTTTGCAAGCGGTTTTTTAGGTTTTTATCTAACATAATTTAACTCCTTTTTGTTCCGATTAATTAGAAAAGCCTGCAACTTTGTAAAAATCTAAATCCGCACTTAGTCTTTGTTTTGTTGCAAGCTTTCCCAAAGCTTTAATTAAAAAGTAAAAACAGTTTTTTGAGAAGTGGTTTTTGATGATTCCGTGCATAGGCTAGCTTCGCTTCTAAAGCCTTCAAACTCTCATTTTTGTAGTAATTCACACCAGCCTTTTGTAATTCGCGCTTTACTTTAGCGCAAGCATTGTATTGTTCAATAAAATTATAGGTTTTAACGTCCATGTTGTTCTCCTGTTTTATAGTAATGCTCCTCATAAATAAACTCATCAAAATAATTAAGTTGAGTTGGATTATATTGACTAGCTTTACCTAAAAAAAGGTCATCTTCATAACCTTGATAATAATCATATAACATAATTAACTCCTTGTTGTTCTATGCTCCCTAGTGAGCATGTTTTTTATTATAGTATGTTATTTTTAGTTCGTCAAGTACTTTTTTAGTTTTTTTTAAATTAATAATGTTTATATTCTTTTTCTAGTTTTGCGCAGGCTTTCAAGTGTTTTTTATAGCTTCCTGGCTTATTGTTTTCTGCTAATGTTATTAATTCATGGTATTCAGCGTAAGGAATCACGGCAGTTAGGACTTTGCCGCGCCTGACAATCATAGAGTGGATTTTTTGAAACACTGCTTGATTCACGTACAGTGAGATTTGATCACGAAAACCTATGGTTGATTTTATATTAAACATTGTTGGCTCTCCATTTGAAAAAGCTGTTATTGTACTTAACGGCTTTTACCTTGTCAATTAAATATTGCTCATTGCTTGCAGGTATTCATTTTTTGCAATGTTATTATCATTAGCGCAATTTTTTTCTTTATCGCTATCGATAAGCTTGTAATAAGCCAACCGATCATTGATATGTTGCTGCTCTGCTGTTAACTGCTCGTAAGCTTCGCTAGTGACCTGATTATGATATTTAACAAAAGCAGGTTGAAGATAATAAACCTCAAATCCGT